TCATCCGTTCCCGTCGGGAATCGTGATCGTTGCGCCGTCGGATTCGCCGTGTGTGCCGATCTGGACGACGCGCAACACGACCCCGCCCCCTCGGTCCGCGGACGCCACGACGACACGCGGTTCGTGCGTCTCGATCAACGTCGTAGCGCCATCGCCGCGCAGCAGCGTGACGCGATACGCTTCGCGCTCTTCGCCTTGCGGAACATCGATCCCATCGCTCCAGCGCCACCCGTTTCTGCTGCGCCGCACCCAAGTTACATGCGCATCGCCCGCCCCGCTTTCGCGCCAGCGGAGATGGACGGGGGACGGCGGCACGACCGAAGTTCCGCGCACCGTCACGCGCGTCGCAACCGGTCCGTCGATGTCGCCGGTCCCCGACGCGAGAAGGCGAAGGTCGACTCCCAACGCGGCGAGCGGCAGGTCGAGCGAAAGAGCCGATTCGGCCTCGATCAGCACGAAGCGATCGCCGATCGCCTGCCCCCCCATCGCCGCCTCGGTCCCCCGCCGCCCGCGCCACAGCCCCGCCAGCCGCCAGCGCCGCGCGCCGATCTGGGTCGCGGTCGAAAATTGCAGCAGTTCATTGCCCACCAGCGCGAGATTGGCGCCCGCGTCGAGCGCGCGCGGATCGGCGCTTTCGAGCGTCATCGCCGGGTAAGCGAGATCGACCTCGAACGCCTGCGCCTGATCGGCGATCGCACTCGACCCGCGCCCCGGTAGGCTCGCCAGCCGCCCCATGGTTCCTGGCGCTGCGGTCGATCCCAGCGGCGTCCAGCGCGCCCCGCCGTCAAGGCTGTAGAGCAACGCCGCACGCCGCCAGCCCGGCTGCGTTCCGCCGGCGACGATCGTCACGCGCGGTGCCGACAGCAGCGCGTCGTCGAACGGCAAGCTCTCGAACACCTCGATCACCGTGGTTCCCGTCACCACATCGGGCGCCGCCAGCACGCGCCCCGGGCTCGCCGCCACCGGCAGCGTCCCGCCCGCGAGCCGCACGCAGTCGAGCGACAGAACCATCTTTTCGAGCGACCAGCCCGTGACGCGCCACACCCCCGCCACTCCGGCGATCGTGACGCACGCGCCGGGCACCACGTCGAGCGCGTCCCAGCCGAGCGTCACGCTACGCCGCTCGCGCCCCGCCTCGCCGCGCGCGAGGATGCCTTGCGCAAGCGTCTTGGCGGTTCCCGCATCGATCGCGGCGGGCAGCTCGATTCGATCCTCGCGCCGGCCCGCGCCGGGCCGCCGCACACTTTGCAAACCTATCTGGTACTCCCGCGCCGGATCGTAGTGTGACAGCGTCACTTGCCGCGGCACGCTGTCAATCGCAGCGACCGCGCGGTGGGGCTTGCCGGTCGAAGCGCCCGCACCGCGCGTCTCGCCATTGGCGATCTCGCGCTCGGGCATGGTCCCTGCGCGCATCGCCACCGCCCCGCCGATCGGCGCGAACCATGCGCCCCCGGCCTGGGCCAGCGTATCGAGCACGCTGCCGACACTGTCACCATACGCCGCAAAGCCATCGAGTGGCTGGACCGCGTCTGCCGCGATAACGCTCCCGTCGGACAACGCCTCGGCGATCATGCCGACCGACACCGGCGCACCATCGCCGATCACTTCGAAGGTCAGCGACGGAATGCGATTGCCATAATCGGCGAGCTGGAGCGTCTCGAACACCGCATAGGCGATCCCGCGGTGCGCCGCCGCGAACCCCACCCCCTCGGCCGCGGCGATCAGCGGATCGACCGGCTGGTCCTCGCCCCCCAGATGCAGCCGAAACCCCGTCGAAACCTTGAAGTCGCCGCCACTGCCGCGCAGCAGATTGCCATCCGCCCAGATCCGCCCGACCCCGACGATCGGCCGCCCCGACAGCGCTACCGCGAACGATGCCGCATAGCTGTAACGCGTGACGCTCGGCTGGCCCTTGCCGGTGCTGCTCTTCGATCGGCTCTCGATCAGATCGGTCGACCAGATCACGCACCCGCCGACGCGCATCGTGCCGAACACCTTCTGCAGCGGCGTGCCGTAATTCGACGTCTGCAGGTGCAGCGACGCCAGCCGCGGCCCCTCCACGCCCTTGGGCCGCATCAGCACGTCGCGATCGACCACGCCGCCGAGCGCCGCACCGAGCACCGCCCCGATCGGCCCGCCGAGCGCGCGGCCCACCACCGAAAGCACCAACGTCGCCATTTCAGTCTCCTGTCACGCGCCAGCAGCCGAGCATCGGCCACGGCGCCGCCCCCGGCCGCGCGACGACTCGCCGGAGCACCGCATCGGCATGGATCAGTCCGCCAGGCACGAGCACGGCCAGATGAAATTGCGCCGGCCCCGCCGCGAACAGCGCGATATCCCCCGGCGCCGGGTCGCCCACACGCGCCAGCCCGCTCGCGTCGAAGCGCGCGATCAGTGTAGCGGCGTCGCCGCCCCGCAGCGCGTAATCTCCCGGAATGTCCCCGTCGAAGCCACCCGCCCGCGCCGCGAGCGCCGCCACCCCAACGCAGTCGAGCCCATGCGCGGGAACACGCCCCTGTAACCGAAACCCGACCCCGATCAGCGCCTCCGCCGCCGCCACGACAGCCGCCGCGCGCGTCATGCCCCGGGATAGCGCGTCAGCAAGTCGATCCCCGGCAGGAACGGCTCGCCGCGGAAGTTGACGGCATTGGCAAAGCGCCCGGCACAGGTCGCCAAGCTCTTGTCGCACCCCTCGATCAGCTCGACCAAATCCCCCACCACAACCGGCAGCGCGGGGTCGATCCGCAGCGTGACGCTGCTCCCGTCGGACACCGCAATCGCCCCCTCGAGCCCCGAATTCTCCCCGCCGATCCAGCGCAGCAGCCCCCCGCCATACGCGTTGGCGACCGGCTCGGCGGCGTCGAGCGTCACCCCCCGCTCGTTCCACGCAACCACCCGCGCATAGCGCCGCCGCCCCGCCATCGCGACGCGACAGCGCGCGTCGCCGAGTTCGGCACGACATTCGGGCGAGGTCGCCTCGACCACGGGCCGGTCGAGCGCCGCGGTCGCACCGCGCAATTCGGCGGTAAAGCCGTGCGCGTCGCTCTCGACCGCACCGATCGTCCCCTCGCCGAGCGGCACGCGGCGCGGATCCGCCCCGCTCCAGTCTACCGCGAACAGCTGGACGCGCGCGCCATCCCACCGCCCGGCGAGCAAATCACGCGCGCCGATCGCCGCACTGGTCAGCGCGCCGGTAATATCCATCGTATCGGCATCGAGCCCGTCGCTGCGCTTGATCGCCGAGGGCGTCATTCCCGGCGCGGCGGCATGGACGAGCCCGTCGATCGCCAGATCGCGGTCATGATCGGTCAGCCCGATCGCCACGCCATCGCGCCGCTCGATCCGCCAGCACAAGGCGAGCGTGGTGAGGGGGCCGGTGAGCAAGGACATGAAGTGTCTCCAGAATCCCTCTCCCTTTGGGAGAGGGTGGCCGAGCGCAGCGAGGTCGGGTGAGGGCGGTCCACGCCGGGAGGCCCCACACGCGCACTGCACGCTACTCCCGCACCTCGATCAGCGGCACGCTGGTCGTCGCGCCCGCCAGGAACGTCGTCCGAGTGACGCTCAGCGTATCCTCGGCAAAGCGCACCGCCACGTCGAACAAAAACCCCGCGCGCACCGCCACCCCCACGCCCGGCGCCGCATCGAGCATGACACGCCCCCCCGCCGCGAGCGTGAACCGCGTCGTCTCGACCCCATCGACCGCAACGCGCACGCTCCCCGCGACCGGCCGCGTGATCCGCCGCACCGCGTCGCCATAGTGTTTGACGAGCGCGAAGCTGACCGTGACGCCGTCGCCCTCCCCCAGCAGCTGATCACTCGCCCCAAAGCTCGCCCCGCTCGAGGAAAAATCGAACGGATCGCGCAAGCGAAACCCACGCGCCGGCCCCATCCGCGCCCGAAAGAAGCCGAGCAACGTCGCGATATCCGCCTCCGATCGCACCCCCGGCGCAACATCGTAGCGCGTCCGCGCCTCGGCCCAGCTCGCATTGCGCATTTCCTGCCCGCCCGCGCTCGTGACGATCGCAGTCGAGAATTGCGGCGTCACCTCGGCCTCGCGGCCCAGCGCAAGCGGGAACAGCACATCGTCGAACGGCACCACCGCATCCTCCTCGGTCTCGAAATGGACGAACCCGTCGCGCAGCACTTGCGGCAGCGCCCAGACGAAGGTCGCCGCCACCCCGCGCGCGCGCGCCGCCTCGGCCGCCGCCGCAATCGCCCGCCACTGCGCCCGCTGGTCGCTGCGCAGCACGAAGCCCGCAAAATAATGCGTCTGCGCCGCCGCATAGCCGAGCCGCGCCTGCGCCACCGCGACCGCGCGCGCCGTGCCCGCGACATCCCCCGCGGTCACGAAATCATAATCCTCGAGCTGCAGCACATCGAACGCCGGCCACGCCCAGCCGAGCGGCACGTTGGCGCGCTTCAACTCGGGCGCATCACGCGCCAGCACGCTCGGCAAATAGACCAGCAGATGCGTCTCGACCGCTGGCGCCACCGCCCTCACCGCCGCGACCAGCGCCGCGGTCGAGGCCGCGAGCAACGCCCCAGCGGCATCGAGCAGGTCGCGCTGCGCCGCGTTGCTCACCGCATGGACGCCGGCAATCTCGACAGCCCCGCCCAACGCCTCCCGAGCGCTCGCATCGTAGAGACACGGCCGCCCGTCGGCGAGCACCCACCACCACGGCTCGCCAACCTGGAACTTGGGCGCGAGCCCCGCCGCGAGCGCGATCTCGATCACCGCCACCGCAACCGCGCGCAAATACGCCATCGCCCCCGTGCTCGCTGGCGACAGCAGGCACGACGGCGGATCCCATCCGGTCAGCGCCGGCGTGCCATCCCAGGCGCGCTGCTTCCAGTCGCTCCAGCAATGCGCGTCGAACAGTTCATAGCTGATCGACCAGATCACCTCATACCCGAGCGCCTTCGCGCGCACCGCGAAATCGCGCTGCCACGCCGCCGCCGCGACATTGAGCACGCCCCCCGCCAGGCTCACGTAAAAGCCGCCCGAACTGGCCTCGACCCGCAGGAAGTGGCTCATCCCGAGATAGTGGACGATGCGCCCGCGATAGCCGAGCAGCAGCGCGTTCCGCAGCAGCCGCTCGGGCGTGAGATTATAGCTGTCGTCATACCCGCTCGCGATCTGCAGCCCGTGTTCGGGCACCACGACATCGCCGATCGCGATCACCGCACCCGCTCCCTCGCAGCGAAGCGCGCTCAGCTCGACCCACGCCTCCACCGGCGCGGGCAACGCCGCACTGCCGCGTTCGACGAATCCCGGCGGCACGAGCGAAACGAACATCCGGTCGACATCGCCCGCCCACACCGGATCGGCTTCGTCGGGCAGCCGATAGCCGCCGTCGAGCGCCGCGAAATCGAGCGTGATCGTCGCATCCTCGGGCGTGCCGTTCGCATAATTCCACAGCCGCACATACCAGGCGCGCGCCGCGCCGCTCGCATCGCGCCCCTCGATCGTCAGCACCGGACCGTTGACTTGATCGAGCGCCACCACCCCGTTCGCACGCCAGCGGAACGACAGCCGACAGCCGCGAAAATCGCGCGCCGTCTCATAGCGCAGCAGCGAATGATCGTGGCTATCCTCGGCCTCCCAGATCAGCCCCGCCAGATCCCCCGCGGTGTAGAACACCGCATCGACACGCAAAGCGTCGGCGGCGGTGGTGGTCACCGCCGCCATCATCGGCCGCGGAAAATTGACCGTCCAGAAGCGCGGATCGAAGCGTGTCATCACGCTCTCGCTCTGGATCGTGCGGTCCCGTGCAAGCCAGAATGGCATAAAAAGCCCCTCCCCTTCAGGGGAGGGGTTGGGGTGGGGCCGTAAAGACCCCGACCACCCAGCACGTCCCCACCCCCAGCCCCTCCCCTGAAGGGGAGGGGAGTCGATCTTACGAAAGCGCCGCCTTCACCGCGCGCGCCACCTGCCGGCTCGACGCGGCGAGCGCTTGCGGCGCATCGCTCCCGCCCTGCACGGTGATCGACACGCGCACATCGCGCGGCCCACCCGCGCCGCCGCTTGCGACGATGCTCCCGCTCGTCGTGGGCACGAACAGTTCGGGCCCACGCTCGCCGACGATATAGGGCCGCGCCGGCGACACCGGCCCGCCCGTCGCACGCCCGGGCGATCCGCCGATCAGCCCGCCAAGCACGCCCAGCAGACTGTCGCCCCCACCCCCACCCCCGCCGAGCAAGGCGCTCAACCCGCTCCGCACCGCCGCCGCGGCGATATCGCCCAGCACCGACAGCGCGACCTTGCGCAGATCCTCGAAGCCGAGGCTCCCGCCCGCCAAAGCCTTGCCCAGCGTGGCCTCGATCGCGCGCCCGGCGCGGTCGACCCCACTCACCAGCGGCCCGTCGAGGCTCGCGCGCATCGCATCGATATCGCGCGCAAAGCCCACCGTATCGGCGCGCACGCCGACGACCAGCCGTTCGATTTCATCGTCCATCGGGAAACGCCTCCTGCAATCGCGCGCGCGTCGCGGCATCGGGCGGATCGACCGCCGCATCCCCGCCGCGCAGCACCGCCACCACACCGGCCAGTTCAGCGGGTGTCGCACGCCAGAAACGGTCGGGGCTCCACCCCAGCACCGCACCCGCCAGCCCCGCGAGCCGCGCCGCGGCATCGGCGAAGCACGCCATCACCGCCCCGCCAGGATCTGGCCGAGCAACACGCGCAGCACCGGCGTCGCCGCGGCGAGCCCCTGCTCGACCAGCGCCTCGCCGAACTGCGCGCGCGTGATCGCGGCGGGCGTCTCCCCCCGGCAATGCCAGAACAAAGCGACCAGCTCGCCGAGCGACAAGGCCCCCGCCGCCGCGCGCTCGACCAGCGCGAACAGCGGCCCGATCTCGCCCTCGGCAGCGACCAGTGCCGCAAAGCTCGGCCGCAGCACGATCGTCTCGCCCGCGATCCGCACCTCCGCCTCGCCGCGCACCGGGTTTGCGAGCGCGCTCATGCCGCCACCACCGCGCCCGAACTCTCGAGGCTCAGCGTGTACGACCGCTCGCCATTGTAATCCCCGGCATAATCGAGCCGCGTGACGAGGAACTTGCCCGACAGCGTCTCGCCGCTCTCGAAGCTCAGCCGATAGTCGTCGATCACTCCGGCGAGGGCATTGCCCTTGATCCGCAACTCGGCCGCCGAGCCGGTAAAGATCCCCGCCCCCGACACGCTGACGCTGCGCACCCCCGCCCCCGACAGCAAGTCGCGCCACCCGCCCGAATCCTTCGAGGTGATCGCCACCATCTCGCCATTGAGGCTCAATTGCGTCGTCCGCAGCCCCGCCACCGTCGCATAGACGATCGGACTGCCGCCATTGCCGACCTTCAACAAGAAGGCGCTCCCGCGTTCTGCACTCATTGCTGTATCTCCTTATGATGTTCGACATGCCGCTCGTGCGTCGCGTGGAATGGGTTCGCGCGGAGACGCGGAGACGCGGAGATGACGCGCCCGGCTCGGACCGGACGCGTCCCAAAATCGTTGGTGGCAGGCACGCCGGGCACCCCAAGCGCGACATCTCCGCGTCTCCGCGTCTCCGCGCGAACAAAACCGCTGTCGAAACGCGGAACCGCCGAGCGGCACCCTACCCCTCCGCCAACACCCGCACGCGATATTCGACGCTCGCGCTCCAGGCGCCGGGCGCGCCGCCCCCGATCCGCGATCGCACCAGCACCACGCTCGCCAGCCGCCACCCGGCAAGATCGCGCGGCAGCGCCTCGATCGCGGCGCCGACCGCCGCGCACAGCGTATGAAGCCGCGCCGGCGCGTCGCCCGCATCCCGCAAAGCGACCAGCACCCGCAGCTCACGCCCGGCGCGATCCTTGACGCTCCAGTCGCCGCTCATCAGCTCGCCGAGCATCGCATAAGGCGGCGTCGCCTTGACGGGCGGACCGAGATACACGCCGTTGAGCCCCGCCACCCCGCGCAGCGCGTCGAGCGCCGCCGCCTGCACCACGCTTTCCGCGCTCATGCGAGCAGACTCCCGATCCAGCGCAGTCGCGGATCGTCGGGCGCGATCCGCCCCGACAGCACGACATGCTCGCCCTCGATGCTGATCGCGACGCCCGGCAAAGCGCTGCGCAGCGCCTCCGCCACGCGCACCCGCGCGCGCTCGGCCGCCACCGCACCCGCCGCGCTCCCGCGCGCCTCGAGCGCGCTCAGCATCGCACCGACCCGCGCAGCGTCACGCGCCGAAACGGCCGCCACAACGCCGTCACCGCAGCCGGCGGCGCGACACTCGCATCGCGCTCATCGAACAGATACGCCGCGAGCAACGCGACACCCTGCCGCAGCGGAGCAGGCAGCCCCGCCCACTCCACCGCGATCCCCGCCGCATAGCGCACGACCACCAGCCCCCCGCCCCCCACGCGCACCCAGCCATCCCCCGCCGCATCGATGTCGATCGCATACCGCTCAGCCGAGAGCGCACTCCCACCGCGCGTCTCGACCGCGCTGATCGCGCGCACCGGCCGCGCGCCGAGCCGCTGCCAGCCGCCTCGCGCCGTCACGCTCTCGCGCAAGGCCCGCGCGATCATCACGCGGCCAGTGAATTGCTCGGCGAGCCCCAACGCACTTTCGGCAAAGGCGGCGATGAGATCATCCTCATCGCCACTCGCCACGCGCAGAACCGCCTTGACCGCCGCCACCGCCAGCGCACGGTCGTCCGCCCCAAGCGTCACCGCGCCCGGGCCATTGTCATCGATCATGGAATGTCTCCTCTCTCCCTCTCCCAGCGGGAGAGGGAAGGGGCCCGCTCGGCGCAGCCGAGTGGGAAGGGTGAGGGCAGATCGGGCGCGCCACGTCCCCGCCCTCACCCGACCTCGCTGCGCTCGGTCACCCTCTCCCACCGGGAGAGGGAAACCGGCTCAGCTCACCGCGAACTTGAGCAGCTTGATCGCCTCGCTGTTCGCCACGCACCCGCCGATCCGCTTGGTCGCGTAGAAATTGACGAACGGCTTGTTGGTGTAGGGATCGCGCAGGATCACCGTCTCGCTCCGCTCGGCGATGAGATACCCCGCCTTGAAATTGCCGAACGCGATCGCACAGCTGTTCGCCGCAATATCGGGCATGTCCTCGGCCTCGATCACCGGATAGCCGAGCAGGCTCGCCGGCGTCCCCGCGACGAGGCTCGGGCTCCACAGGAACGCGCCGTCGCTGGTCTTGAACTTGCGGATCCGCGCGAGCGTGCTCGCATTCATCACGAACACCGCGCCCTGCCGGTATGGCCCGCGCAGGGCCTGGACGAGATCGACCAGCCGATCCTGCGGGTTCGCCGCGAAATCGCCCGCCGCGCCGCTCGCCAGATATTGCAGCGTCCCGAAGGCACGCGCGGCATCGCCGGTCGCCGCGATCGGCGCCTGCAGGAAGCCCTTCGGCCGGTTGACGCCCGATCCACTGACGAACGCCGCCCCCTCGGCCCGCGCGAATTCGGTCGCGATCTCGCCCGCCAGCCACTCCTCGACATCGAACGCGGCGTCGTCGAGCATCGCCTGGCTCGCGCTCGGATTGGCGTAGAGCTCGCCCATCGGCGGCGCGATCTCGGTGAAGCTCGGCGTTCCCGTGCCGCCGCGCGCATCGGTCTCCGCCGCCCAGCCCGACGGCGTGCCGCCCGTGGTCACGAGCTTGCGATACCCCGCACTTCCCACGCGCACGACATTGGCGACGCCGCGGATCGGCGAGATCGCGGTGAGCGTCGCGTCGATCTGCGCGTCGATCTCGCGCGGGATCGCATAGCCGCCGGCATCGCCGCTGACGCTGCTCAGCGCCTTGATCTCGAGCGTCGCGCCCGAGCGGACGAACCCCGCAAACGCGCCCTCGCCCCGCGCTCCTGCCCGCTCGAGCAACGGCCGCTGCATCGCCTCCATGTCCTGCGCCGCAAAGCTGTCGAGCGCGTCGTGCGTATCGGTCATGCTGGTCTCCTTGGTGTTGAAAAGGATCGGGCGACCACGTCCTCGGTCACCGCGCACGAAAAAGGGGCGCCGCAAGCGCGACGCCCCTTCTGCTGAACTCGAGCGGTGCCTCGGCACCGCATCATGCCATCACGCTTGCTTGACGTTCTCCGCGCGTGGCCCCTTCGGCCCCTGGCCGACGTCGAACGTGACCTTCTCGCCCTCGCGCAGATCCTCGTAGCGCACGCCCTCGACGCTCGACATGTGGAAGAACATGTCGGTGCCCGATGCGTCGGCGATGAAGCCGAAGCCCTTGTCGGTCAGTCGCTTGATGGTGCCTTCAGCCATGATCGTTCCTTCGCTCCGCGCGCCGCCGCCCGGGATCGGGAACCGCGTCGGGATGCATCGGCGTAGCAGCATCGGCGACGCGATGCACTCGCGCGGCGGGGTGCATCGGCGATGCGACCAGGCTGACTTCGACCAGCTCGAGCGCGGTCAGCTCGCGCACCCGCCCCCCGCCCAGCCGCGGCCGCACGCCGCGCGCGCGTTAGCCGATCGACAACCCCGCCACCGCCCCGCTGCGCACCAGCCCCGCAAGCTGCGGATCGTCGACTCGCGCGACCACGCGCAGCCCACGCGCATCGGTCGCGATCCGCTCGATCGCACCGACCGGGACGCCGCGATGCTGCCACAGCAACGGCACGCCCGCGCTCACCCCGGCAAACGCCCCCGCGCGGATCACGTCACCCCCGCGATCGACCGTATCGAAGATCGCGGCATAGCCCGCAAAGCGCACGCCGTCGCTCACTTGACCAGATCCCAGAACCCGAACTTGACCGCGAGCCCCGTCAGCAGCAGCGCCGCCGCGATCCGCACCACCCAGCCGACCACCGCCTTCCACACCGAGCGCTTGGCATCGCGCCACGCGCCGAGCAGCGCGCGCAATTCGGCCATGTCCTTGGCGGCATCGGGGTCATCGAGCCCGAGCCGCGCCAGCGCGCGCGCCGCCGCCAGCTCGCCGCCTTCCTCGGCGATCGCGCGCAGCGTCGCCAGATCGGCGCCTTCCTGCGCGCCCTGCGCCAGCAATTGCGCCAGCAGCGTACCCTCTGCGAGTGCCATAAAGAATCCTTTCGAAACGCCCTCTCCCATCGGGAGCGGGAAGAGGCCCGCGCCGAAGGCGTGGGAAGGGTGCGGGCAGAGGTCAGGGATCGAAGGTCCGCGCGCGAGGCGCCCCCTCACCCCCCGATCGCCCCGCGCTGCGCCCCGCCGTCGCCCGGAGCGGGCTGGGTTCCGAGCCCGACCATCGCGCGCTGTTCGTCGCGCGTCAGGAACGGCGCCGCGCTCACTTGCGCCCACAGCCGTTCGCGATCCTCGGCAAGCGCCGGCACGCGGTCGAGCGCCACGCCAAGCGTCGCTCCCGCGAACCAACCCTCGACGCCTTGCGCGAGCCCGGCGAGGATCGTCCCCGCGAGCGGCAGGATCGCCTGGCGCCACAAGGCGCGGTTGGCTTCCTTGTAATTGGCATAGGTCGCATCGCCCGGCAGCCCGAGCAGCATCGGCGGCACGCCGAAGCCGCACGCGATCTCGCGCGCCGCCGCCGCCTTCATCTCGGCAAAATCGAGATCGGCCGGCGTCAGGCTCAGCGCTTGCCATTTCAACCCGCCTTCGAGCAGCATCGGCCGCCCGGCATTGCGCGCGCCGGCAAAGCTCGCATCGAGCTCGTCGCGCAACCGCGCGAACTGCTCGCCCGACAGCGCCGATCCGTCGCCCGGATCATAGACCAGCGCCCCCGATGGCCGCGCGGCATTGTCGAGCAGCGCGGTGTTCCACGCCGCCGCGGCATTGTGCAGCGCGATCGCGCCCGCCGCCGCGCCGAGACAGCCGAGCCCGTAATGATCGTCGAGCGGATGGAACGCCTTGATATGGACGATCTGCGGCCGCGGATCGTCGGCGACCAGCCGCACCGATTGCGTGCCCACGCCGTAGCGATACGCGACCGGCCACCCCCCGGCATCGGCCTCGACCGTGACGCGCTCGGGCCGCAACGCGAACAGCTCGACCAACCGCCCCTGCGCGTCGGTCAGCAGTTGGACATAGGCATTGCCGTGGAGCAGCAACTGCGCGGCGAGCGTCGCAGTCAGCGCTTGCCCGGCCGAGCGCGCCTGCACCAGCCGCACCAGCTCGGGCGTCCCGTCGAGCGGCGCCTCGCCGAGCGCATCGGCGATCATCCGCACCGACCGCTGCGCGACCGCGTTGCGCAGATACAGCGCGCGCACCTGTTCCTGGTAACTCGCCGGAATCGCGCCCGCGCCTTCAACGAAGCGCGAACTGCGACGCGCCTCGAGCACCGGACGCGACTCATCGCGCCCGGCCTTGCGACCGAACAATTTCATGCTGATCTCCTGCTGCTTCGCCCGCCCGCGTGCGGGAGGGGCGCCTTCTTGCTCCCCTCCCGCAAGCGGGAGGGGCTGGGGGAGGGCCTGTCCTTACCCTGCGCGTGGCGCCCGCGCGGCTACCCCCGCGTCGCGAACCAGATCACGTGGCGCGGCCCCTTGCCGTTCTGCCGCGCCTTGACGACGACTTCCTCGACATGGAACCCCGCCCCCTTCAACCGCGTGACGAAGCGCGGATCGGGCCCGGCCGACCACACCGCGAGCACACCCCCCGGCCGCAGCGCCTCGCGCGTGATCTTCAGCCCGCGCGGCGCATACAGCCGGTTGTTCTCCGCGCGCACCAGCCCGTCGGGACCGTTGTCGACATCGAGCAGGATCGCATCATAGCCCCCCGCCCCCTCGCTCGCGCCCGCCGCGATCGCGGCGGCGACATCGCCCTCGAACACGCGTGTGCGCGGATCGTCGAGGCAGCCGTCGGTCACCGCCGCCATCGGCCCGCGCGCCCAGGCGAGGATCTCGGGCACCAGCTCGGCGACCGTCACCTCGGCCTTCGGCCCGACCTGCCCGAGCACCGCGCGCAGCGTAAAGCCCATGCCGTACCCGCCGATCAGCACGCGCGGCGCGGCGACCTTGGCGATGCGCGCGCACGCCAGCGTTCCCAGCGCCTCTTCGGAGCCGTTCATCCGCGTGCTCATCAATTCGTTGCGATCGACCACGATCATGAAGTCCGCGCCGCGCGCATAGAGCGTCATCACGTCCCCACCGGGGATTTGCGCGCTGTCGATCAATTCCCGCGGCACCATCGCTGCGCTCCTTCATGCTCGGGCCAAGCCTGGCCGGGCCGCCGGGCCATAAGCCCAGAACCCACGAAACGAAAGGCACCGAGCGCGCCAGGCCACATACCCATGCTCCCGATCGGCCGATCGTGCGGCTGCGGCAGGCTGCGTTTTACAGTCCCGTCGCCCGCCTCCCGGCCCCCTCGAGCCCATGGCGCAACCCCGCCGCCCCGCGGTGCCAAGGCCGCACCCCGCCGACTCACCACGGCCGCACCCGCGCCACCTTGCGCTTGACGATCATCAGCTCGGTCAGCGCCCACACCAGGGCATCCGCGCGATCGGGCGATCGCCCCGGCCCGCGATACGCCCCGCCGACCACCAGCCCGCACAATTCGGCCTCGAGCGCGGCAAACACCCCGACATGCGCCACCTTGCCGCGTTCGTAGAGTGTCGCGACCGGCTCGGCCCGCGCGCCCTTGCCGAGCTTGGCATGGACCAGCGCGAGCGGCAGCGCGGCATCGGCGGCGAACAGCACGCTCGCCACCATCTGCCCGCCCTGGTTCTTCTCGGCGATCACGCGGTCGGCGCCGTGCCGCGCCGCACACGCCACCACCGCGCGCGCCCACCCCTCGGGCGAAAGCCCCGCAACGCTCGCATCCTCGAGCACATAGCCACGCCCGTCGCGCCCGAGCGCGACCGCGACGATCCCGCACGCGTCGCCGCTCCCATCGGCACTCCCCGCCGGCGGATCGACCGCGACCACGACGCGCACACTCTCTGGCGCGGCATCGACCCGGCAATCGTCGAGCATCGCGCGCGTCCACAGCGCACCGTCGAGATCCTCGATCAGCTCGCCCGCAATCTCCTGCCGCCCGAGCCGCGTCCCGCCGTATTGCGCCTCGATCGCCGCGAGAAAGGCATCGGGCAAATGCGGGTTGTCATGGCTGCTGCCCCGCGTCTCGACCGTCCCCGCCGCGCCCATCACGCGCTGCAGCAGCGGGACGGAGCGCGGCGTCGTCGTCACCACGACGCGCGGATCGCTGCCCTGCCGCATCCCGAGCATCAGATTGTCCCACGCCGCATCGCCGTAACGCCACTTGGCGAGCTCGTCGCACCACGCGATCTGATGCTCGGGCCCGCGGAGTTTCTCGGGTGCCGCCGCCGAGAACACCGCCGCGACCGCCCCTGACTCGAATTCGACGACGCCATCGGCGCGGCGATAGGCGGTCCGCTCGCCACCATGCGCGACGCTGAGCAACCCCGCCTCGCCCTCGATCATCACGCGCCGCACATCCTCCTCGGTCGCGCCGACCAGCGCGATCCGCGCCTTGGGATGCGCGCGCGCCATCGCGCTGACCCATTCGGCCCCGGCGCGCGTCTTGCCGAAGCCGCGCCCTGCGCGGATCAGCCAGACGCGCCACGCACCCGGCGGCGCGAGCTGTCCGGGATGCGCCCAATAGCGCCACGCATTGTTCAGCGTGCGCAATTGCGGGCGGCTCATGCGGTCGAGGATGGAAATCTGGTCGGCACGGTCGAGCGCGGCGAGCTGATCGAGCAGCGCGTCGAGATCGGGGCCGGCATCTGCGCGCCTGCGCTTTGCCCGCGTCATGCCAGGCCACTCCGCGCGCGCCGCCGGGCGCGCGCCGCAAGCTTGGCGAGCAAGGCATCGCGGACTTCCTCGATCGTCGTATGCTTGAAGGCGAAGGGGGTGCGGCGCCGCGCGTTGTGCGGCGTGTCCGCGGCACGCATCGCCTGATGCTGGCGCACCAGCTTGAGCGCCGCATCCGGATCGATGGGCGCCGCCGCGACCGCGTCCGGGTCGCCGATCATCGATCCGTCGTCGCGCTGCCCGAGCGCGAAAGCGAGCACTTTGGTCTCGAGCAGCTCGTATCCGAGGTCGATCGCCTCGCGCCACTGTTCGGCGAAGGCGGCGTCGCGGCGGCGCAGCGCATACACTCCGCTCGCCGAACTGCCGACCGCCTTGGCCGATTGCGCGATATTACAGGTCGCAGCGAGATGATCCAGGAACGCCACGCGCCTGGCGATGGTCCATCCGTCACCGCGCGTCGTGTAAACACGGCGCGGCTTGCCCGTGGTTGCAAGCGTGCCGAGCGTATCCGTACCCAGCGCCTCAGCGTCCTTACCGGTCGCCTCCCCCGTCATCGCGCTCTCCCATCGCTGCCGCAGCGCCAAACAAAAGGGGCCGCAGGCGTTTCCGCCCCGGCCCCTCAAGGTCGCAATTCTGCATCGTTCCTGTTATGTACCAAAACAGCGCGACGATGTCAAGCGGTTTGTACCGCTTTGGTTCGCTTTAGCGGCAGCGGACCTCGCTGTTGTTCTGGTCGACGCTCTTGCCGAGCACGCCACCGGCAATCGCGCCGAGGATCGTGCCGACGCCGCGCGAATGGCCGCCTGCAATCACGTTGCCGAGCGCACCGCCACCGACCGCGCCGACGATCAGGCCCGTCGTGCCGTCGTTGCGCTTGCAGTAATAGCGGTCGTCGCTGCCGCGATAGATGCGGTCGTCGCTGCTCAGCACACGCTCCTGATAGCGCGTCGGATCGGCGCGATAGTAGCGCGTCGGGTCATAGCCCGCCTCATAGCGGTCGTCGTAGCGCGGATCGGCATACCTCGGGTCGGCATAGCGCGAGTCGTTATAGGCCGGGCGAACGTCGCGATACCCACGCGCGCGCGCTTGCTGGTAGCGATCGAACTCGGCCCGGAAGATGCCGAGCTCGGTGTCGAGACGCTGCTGCGCCTGGGCGAAGCGCTGATCTTCGGCCTGGGTCTGGGCGAGCGCAGGCGTAACGCCGGCAAGCAACAGCGCGAACGCGGGGACAAGAGAAGCGAGACGGCGCAT